TCTCTGAACTCACCTGGCTGGAATGGTTGGTCATCATCCCTGATTCTAATTCCACGGCTCTTGAATCCTGCTGGTAAATTAGCAAGAGTACCTGCATCTAATAGTTGTCTTAATGAAGAAGTTGCTGTTCTAGATAATCCACCAATCATATGGATTAATCCAAAGCCATAAAATCCTAAACCTGGTAAAAATTTATAATGTACAAAGTATTCTTTTCTAGTTTTTAATGGATCATCTGGTGCATAATTTCTATATACAGATAAAACTTGTTGTGAACCTTCATCAATACTTACAATGTAAGGTATTTTAACATTACGCTCTTCTGATTTAGCAGTAGTTTCATATTCACTTAAATCTAAATCTACATGCATTTCTAAAATATTATATTGATAAGTTGTATCCCCACTTGGTTTAACACCTTCAATCTCTGATAACTTTTGTTGTATAGCAGTTTGTTCTGGTTGTTTAGGAATTAATTCTACATCTAAATAGAAACCAGCTTTTTGATATTTAATAATATCATTCTCATTCATCTTAACAACGTGAGTAATACGCTCACAGTCTTTAAGATCAGTTGCATAATATGGAACGACTAAATCATCTGCAGGTATAAATTTAGATACTGCTCTTTGTAGTATTTCATCATAATAAACTTTTTTAAATGCAGATCCTGATAATGGTAAATAAAATAATAACTGATCAAAGTCTGGAGTATACTCTTCCATTTTTTCCATCAACATATAGTTCATGAAATCTTTAACTCGTTCTGCTTGTCTTAAAATATCTGGAGTCTCTAATCCAACAACTTCTGTTCTAACAGGTCCTTCTGCTGGTAATAATTCTTTATAAGCTTGTGCTTGAAATTGTGTAACGGATTCTGCAAGCAAAGGATGTGTAACTCCTGTTGCTCCTTGAAATGGTCTTGTCATGTCTTGATATTTAAATCCTAATAGATCTAAACCTTGAACATAAGTTTGTTCCCAATCTAATCTTGATACTCTATCTTTTTTGTAATCGGCAATAAGATCTAATGCTAGACGACTTAATGCTCTGTCATCCATATCTTCAGCAAGGTTCTTATAAAAGTTTTCTTCTATAGGTTGCTGAACCATTTGTTCTTCTTCAGGAAGAACAACTTCTAAACCATCTTCAGGAATAGAGTTGTCTTCCATTGGAAGTTCTTCTTTGATCTTATCAATCTCAGCCATTAGTAAAGTTTTGTAGGTTTACTTCTTGCTAATTTATTTCCTCTTGCAACGACTGATCCACCTGTTGATGCTTTCATCATTTTACCTTTTTTAGCACCTGTAGTTCCTCTTAGTCTTGCTAGTCTCATAGCTTTTGGACTTTCTGGATTTAATTCATAAGGTGTACCGATACGTTCTAATCTTGCTGCTTCAGATGCTCTGAAACCTTCAATAGAACCTGGTTCTCCGTATATTCCTGTTTTAGGATTAAGTGCTGCTCCTCTGTAACCTGAAGATCTACTAGATGTATCCATTGATGCATCTATTCCAAATCCTCTATCTGCTCCACCCATACTTGTTGAAGCCATTGCTTTTCTTGGAGCAATTGATTCATCAGAAGTAAGATCTCTAGTTTCGCTTCTTGCGATATCGAGTCCTTTCTCTTCTGCAGATTTACCTAATACTTTAGATGCGCCATATGCGGCTGCTAGCCCTAAACCAATTTTAGCTAAATCTTGTAGTTTTTTTCTTGCCATGGTTTTCTCCTTGTTGTTATAACAAGTTTATTCTAACATGCAATGATAATTAGGACTATACTTTACAGTAAATCGTTAATGTATCCGCCACCTTTTACCTTGATTTCTCCACCTTCTTGCTTCTTATCTTTCATGATAAATAGTTCTTGTTCTAATATACCAACCTTATCAGTGTCACCTTTCATTTTGGCTTCTTCTAATAACTGTAATAATTGTGTAAGTCTGCTTGGCATTATATTAAATCCTTAATGTAATCTTTTCCTTTTCCAACTTCTACTTCTCCACCTGATTTAAATTTTTTTTGATATCTAAACATCACTCCTCTTTCTTGTGGACTTTTAAAAGCATTAAGCGAAGCAGTAGTAGATTCATCTTCTGAAGTATATCTAGCGCCAAGTCCGAGGTCCGTGGAGCTTGATCCTGCAATACCGTATTCTGTTTGACCTTTCTTAACAACTGCTCCTGTGACTGGTTTTTGTTTTTCAATATCTAATCCAGCACCTACGTTTGCAGAATCTACAAGATCTTTACCCACTAGATCAGTAACATCTACTCCAAAGCCAGTACCTTTTGTTTGGCTTATTTGTTCTATGCCTTTAAAAATTTTATCTAGTGTACCCATTTAGAATATTCCTCTAAATGGAACTTTTTTAATTTGAATTGGTTTTTGTCCTCGAGCAAATCCACCTTCTACATAACCTGCTGCATCTTCCATCATTTTTGTATCAGGATCAACAGTTGGATACTCAAGTTGTTTTTTAGTTCCTTTACCATACATTGTTTCTGCAGTAATAGGAGGTTTATTTTTTTGGTCGTAGAATCCCTCTTTGAATTCATTACGACTCATGTAAGAATCTTTTTTCTTTCCCATTATGATAATTTAGCTGGTCTGATTCCTTTGATCGCTGCGCCCGTTCCACGGACCACGCCACCTTGAGAGAACGCTGCTCCCATTCCTCTTTCAGCCATTCCTCCGCCACGCTTTTTATTTGTAGGTGCTTTAAATAATGGTTTGCTTGCAACATTTTCTAATACGTCTTCAAATCTTTTAGCTTCTTCTTCTGATACAGCGGATCCCGATAAATCTTTTATAGCTTTATTTTTAACTTTATCAATCATAGTTCCTTCCGATGCTTTTTTCATTTTAGATTTGCCAGCTTCAGATAGTGCAATAGCAATTGCTTGTTTAGGATTTTTTACAACGGGTCCTTTTTTACCAGAATGTAATTCTCCTTTTTTAAATTCTCTCATGACTTTACCAATTTTCTTTTGAGATTTAGTCATAGCACCTTTTGCTGCTTTAACCATTTTTCCCATTTCAGTTTCTTTATAACCTTTTTTCTCCATCATGGTTTCTTTTCCTTCTTGCATTGTAGATTCTTTACTTTCATGTAACTTAGACATGTCTTTAGCTTTTTTCATAAGGGCTCCTAATAATATTTATATTCTTTTGGTACTCGATCCATAGGGTCTTTATAATCGGACCCTGTTTCAACAAAGTTACCTTGTCGGTATCTTAACACAGCTTGGGTAGTACTATCAACATAGTCATCATACTCTCCATGAGGAAACGCGGCACATTCCTCAATAACCTCTTCTGCAAAGTGAGATCCATCTGGATACCATATGGACCCTGATTCAAATACAGGGGCACACGCATTTACTCTGGTATGCTTATCTTTTCCACGAGATGGAGTAAATGGAATTACTGGAATACCCATTCTTCTAAACTCATGGGTCAAAGGCTCACCAGAAGCTTTCGCTTCAATAATAACAGATTCAGGTTCCCAGTATTTATATTGTTCCATTGCAACTGCTTTAAGTTCTGGAAAGTCAAACTTTCCTTTCATTGCATCTAACAATATTAAATTAGGTGATCCTCCTTCTTCTGGAGTAAATACACCCCATGTTGTAATAGCAGAATAGTCTGCAGATTCTTTTGCACTGAATGCAGTATCATAACTTTGTATAACATGTTGTAGATGAGGAATGTTATCTTTCTCCCAAGCTCTCCACCATTCACGTTTTAATATTGCACCTTCTTCTGATGTTGGGTTCTGCATATATTGTGCAGACCAGTTACGAACAGGTAATGTTGCTTTAACTCTTTCAAGTTCTTCTAGTTGCCAGAACTCTGGCCATAATGGTTGACCTGAATCTAATATTGCAGGAAAAGATATTAGTTTCCATTTGTCTGCTTTATTTTCTTTTTGTCCTCTAATTAACATCCCTGTTAAATCGTTCTCGGCCCATCTTGTCATAACCACAACAATAGATCCGCCAGGTTGCAAACGCTGTCTGGGTCCTGATGTATACCACTCATATGTTCGCTCCATTGCTTTTTTAGATAATGAATCTTGTTCTGTATGTGGATCATCAATAATCAACAAATCCGCACCACGACCAGTAATCGCTCCACCAACACCTGCAGCAAAGTATTCACCACCATGATTAGTTTCCCATCTACCTTTTGCTTTAGAATCTTCTCGTAATTTAACATCCCCAAATATTTGTTTATATTCTTTTGAATCAATTAGATTACGAATCTTCGCTCCGAACCTTGCTGATAATTCAGCATTGTGTGTTACTTGCATTAATTTTAATTTTGGAAACTTACCCATCATCCACGCTGGAAAGAATACGGAAGCAAATTCTGATTTAGTATGACGTGGAGGCATATTAACAATAAGGCGGCCTTTCTTCTCGCTAGCAATATCAGTAAACGCTTTAGCCATGATTTGGTGATGGCCCCACTTTGAATGGTCCCTCTCTTTACGCATGATGATATCAGGCCAAACTTCTTGAACAAAATATAAAAAATTATCTTGGCAAAGTTGTATGTGTTTAAGCCATTTCTTTTCTACTTCTTCACGAAGTTGTTCTGTAGTTAATAATTCTTTTTCCATGGGTCCTTTTTGATAAAGCCGTGCTAATTCTTACCTTACTACGTTTATGAATCCTGCTCAAGCTCATCTTGCCTGAGCCTTACTAATTCGCGTTTAGGTTGTATTTTTGGAATTTTTTAAAAAGAGTAAGGTCGATTGAGTAATGACCCTTAGGGCAACGGCTCGAGCGCCACGCCTCGCGCCTCTATGTTATTACGTGAATATACGTGAAGTTATTGTAAGTGATAAGTATAGTTATCGGAAGTAATGCGCCACATTCACACAATGTCACACAACATCACACAACGCGTTTGCTCAAGTCGTTTAATAGGTACTCGATACCTTGCGCGGTATCTGGTGCGCTAGCTAAAAGCCTCACGCCTAACGGCTCGAGGCTATAGGTTTTAAGGCCTCCCTCCTTGCCTACTTTAATCAAGTTAAAAACGTGCCCGCCGTGCTTTATTAGTTTTAATTGCCACGCTATCTGGTACTTACTTAGACCTAAATTCTTAGCTGTTGTGTGCTTAAATTCGAGCCAAAAAGAGCGCCCGTTTATAATACAAAAACAGTCCGCAACGCCCGCGCTCGTGTAGGTCTCAATTCGTTGGAAATAGTAGTTTTTATTTAAGTTTTTAACTCGATTTAAAAAAGTGTTTTCTGGTTTTCTAGACACGCCCTAGCTTACAACTAGGGCGCGATTAATGCAAGGTAAGGGTTAAGCTGTTTTTTGATAGTTTTCTAAATAATCAAAAAAATACGCGTCCGCAATTTGATAATAATTTACTGAGCGAATAGAGGCGCTAAGCACGTCCGAATAAAAACCATTATCTAATTTTGGCGCGTTGTCGTGAGCGTATTGCTCTAAAAATTTTTGTATATAATGGATAGCGTCAGATTTTTTATCCATTTTGGAGGCGAATTTAACAACGTTTAAAACCATTTCTTGAGTGTGTTGCTCATTATCTAACCATAACTTGAAATTCCAAGTGTCATAATTAGACCAACCGTTATAGCTGTTTTCTGTGTTTTTTGGTTTCATTTTTGACATATTTTTACATCCTTTGTTTATTTGTTTATTGTGCGAATTTACGTGAATTAATATGATTGTCAACTATAAAATAAAGCGGGTTTTTACGCCCGCTTTATAGTGTGATATTTAAGCAACTTTACGTAATTGCTCGGGATATTCTTTTAACTTGCCTTTATTAAGCAAAAATTCGCTTGCGCGGTATGATTGCGAAAGTGCGCTTATTAAAAACTTATTATCATTTTGCAACGCGCTTATCCACGATTTTAAATAAGCTAAATTATTGCGATTGATTGTTTTTTGTATGTTAAAACGTTGTGACAACAGCACCGCGCCAATTTCGGCGATTAACTCTTCGTGGGCGTACTCAAGTTGCGCATTGTCTTTAAAACGTTTTTTGTATTTTTCAAATCGCGCTAGGCGGTTTTTAGCGCCCGTCCAATGTATCAACTCGTGAAATAATACGCTGTAATAATTGGCCGTTGCGCTATTATCTGGTGTGTCTACAAAGGTTTTTTTGTCACTCATGACGATTTTATCGGCCGTCAAATTATAGTGACAAGTACCGTCGTTAGTGTGATGTAAATGCAAGCCCTCGATTGAATTAATAAAGTTTTCGATTTCTTGATTATCAATAACTTTACTTTCGGGCAATTCGCTAGGCACGTGGTAAGTTGAATTTTTTAAATCAACTTGCGCAACATTATAAACGTAAGACACTTTTAAAAACGCGAAAGTTTTTTCGTCCTGTTTTTCATTTTGTTTTACGTTTTTTTTAAACGTGCTATAGTAAAATATTGCGCGTCCGTTTTTTTCTTGACCGTCAAGAATAGTTGCGCCAACACTTAGCCACGCTTTTTTAGTTGCCCAAAAATTAGATTTAAAATCTAATGCGCGTTTTTGGATATTTAAAGCCCAAAAATTAACGCCGTTATATTCTTTAAGCGTTAACGCGTTTTTTGGATATCCATAGCCCGAAAACGACTTAAAATATTTCAAGCCGTCTTTTTTTAGACCGTCAACTATTTCATTTTGTAAAATCGTTAACGCGTCCTTAGTGTATTTACTAAACATATTTTTACTTCCTTTGTTGTTTGTTTATATTAATTCCTAAAATACTTATTAATTAATAGTTGTCAATAATTATTTTTAATTATTTTATTGACAATAATTAAGGCTTAATTTAAACGTGTTTTTACAAGAAATTAGATGTAATTATATGAATTATAAACCGCAAAAAAAGTTATTAAGTTTTAATAACTTTAAAATGCAAAAATCAGTTAAATTCGGATATCTTACGGCAATACTACATTTAGCGCCTTACAACTTGAGCGGGTACAACATATGCCCGAAAGCGTCACAAGGTTGCGCGCTCGCGTGCTTAAATACGGCGGGACGCGGTCAGATGAATTGTGTACAAAAATCACGAATTAATAAAACTTTGTATTTTTTAAAAGACCGCCAAAAATTTTTAGAGCATTTATATAAAGAGATAATAACATATGAAAAATTGGCACATAGTAAAAATTTAAAATTGGCGGTAAGGTTGAATGGCACGAGCGATTTACCGTGGGAGCGATACAAATTTAAAGACAATAAAAATTTAATGGAATTATTTCCAAATATTCCGTTTTACGATTATACAAAAATATTAAATCGTTTTAATCAAGTATTACCAAAAAATTACAATTTAGTTTTTTCTAGGAGCGAAAGCAACGAAAACGAAGTTAAAGAATTATTAACAACTGATAATAACATTGCGGTTGTTTTTAATAAACTACCTAAAAAATATTTAGGTAGGCGTGTTGTGACGGGGGATGAAAGCGATTTACGTTTTCTTGACCCGAAAAAAACAATAATCGGTTTACTAGCTAAGGGACGCGCAAAAAAAGACAATAGCGGGTTTACGGTTATTAATTAAA